ATCATAACTGGTGTTGAGGCATTAGGACGTGGGAATGACTTACAAAAATTAAGAGAATTCACGGCAGAAATAGGGCAGATTGCTAAAATGAACCCTGAAGTAGTACAGATGTTAAATTTAACAGATTTAATTAAACGTATTGCTACTGGTCATGGCATTGATACAGAAGGACTTGTTAAGTCTCAAGATCAATTAGCCGCAGAGCAAGAAGCTCAACAGCAACAAGCACAGCAACAACAAGTTAATGATACCATGCAACAGGCAGCGCCTGGTGTAGCTGGTAAGATGGTTGATGCTGCGATGCAACAACAACAACAAACTCAGGAGTAATACAAATGGTTGAAGCCGTTGAAATAAAACAAGAAGAAACTACTGAAGAAAAACCAGTAGAACAAGCAAAAGTAGAAGAAGTAAAAAGACCGGAAGGTTTACCAGAAAAATTTAAGACTGTCGAAGATATGGCTAAGTCTTATAGTGCACTAGAATCTAAATTAGGTGCAGAAGATAAATCTTTTGAAAATGAAAAAACAAAAGTTGAACCTAAAAAAGAAAATTTAGAAATAGAAGCGGATCAAAAAACTGCAGAAAAAGCAGTTGAATCAGCTGGTTTAAATATGGATCAACTACAATCAGAATATAACGAAAAAGGAACATTAGATGAAAAATCTTTTGCTGCTTTAGAAAAAGCAGGTATTCCTAAATCATATGTTGATGCATTTATACAAGGTCAAGAAGCTGTTGCTACACAAATGCAAAATACAATTAAAGCAGAAGTTGGTGGCGCAGAATCATATACTGAGATTGTTACTTGGGCAAAAGATGCATTAAATCCACAAGAGATTGCTGCATTTAATAAGACAGTTAATAGTAACGATTTAGAAGCTGTTAAACTTGCAGTTACAGGTCTTAAAGCAAGACATGATGCTGTAAATGGTACAAATCCTAAATTAATTTCAGGAAAAGCAGGAACAGATACTGGTGGTGGATATAATTCGTGGGCACAAGTTACTGCGGCAATGAAAGATGCTAGATATGCAAATGATCCAGCATTTAGATCAGAAGTACAAGATAAAATATCTAAATCAAAACTATAGGAGATAAAAATATGCCTTATGGAAAAGGAACTTATGGTTCTAAAAGAGGACGACCAAGTAAAGCAGTAAAAGCTAAAGCTGCAAAAACAAAACCGTCAAAAATGAGAAAGAAGAAATAGTATGGCTAGAAGAGGACTTTACGCAAATATAAATGCTAGAAAAAAAGCAGGAACTTCTAGATCTAAATCTAAAAGTACTATTAGTGCAAAATCTTATTCTAATATGAAAAAAGGTTTTCCTAAAAAGAAAAAATAAATAGTTGTGCAACCTTTACAGGTGGCAACTGCGAAACATAATAAGTCAAAATAACTTGACCCTCTAAGGAGGACAATCTTGATTTATCAAAACTAGTTTATGTCGAGCTTTATTAAATAACAATTAACCATAAAATATAGGAGAATAATTATGGCAGTAGCAGCACCCGCTAGCATTGGACGAATCAATGCGGCAAATGCAGAAGACGCGTTATTTCTTAAAGTTTTTTCAGGGGAAGTTTTAACAGCCTTTGAAAGAGCTAGTGTAACGCAAGGAGCAGAGATGGTTAGATCTATCTCTAACGGTAAGTCAGCGTCATTTCCAGTAATGGGCAGAATCGCGGCAGCTTACCACACACCTGGTGCAGAGATTGTTGGAACAGATGTTAATCATAACGAAAAAGTTATTACAATTAATGACTTGCTTGTTAGTTCAGCATTCTTATCTAACATCGAAGAAGCAAAAAATCATTGGGACGTAAGATCGGCTTATTCAGCTGAGATCGGAAGAGCATTAGCTTTTCAAAAAGATAAACATATCTTACAAACTATTGGTCAAGCGACTTTAGCATCAGCAAACATAACTGGTGGAGATGCAGGTACAGCATTAACTAATACAGGTATCGCATCAGCAACAGCAGCAACAGCAGCAAACGCAATGATTGATTCATTATTTGATGCAGCTTCAGCTTTAGATTCACACTACGTTCCAAAAGAAGGTAGAAAATGTTTCTTAAGACTAGAAGAATACTACAAATTAGCAAACGCAACTAATGCAGTTAATATTGACTTTAGTGGTGGAGCTAATGGTGGTGTAGCAGAAGGTAAAGTAATGAAAGTAGCTGGAATTGAATTAATTCCAACTCCTCATTTCGTAGCAGCTAACGTAAACTCTGGTGTAGACCAAGGTTCAGCAACACAAGGTGGTTCTAACCCTCAAGCGGTTAACTTAACTAACTTTGTTGCACTTGTTTGTCACCCATCAGCGGCAGGAACAGTTAAATTAATGGATCTTGCAACTGAAATGGAATACGACATTAGAAGACAAGGTACGCTAATGGTTGCTAAATACGCTATGGGTCATGGTGTATTAAGACCAGAAGCAGCAGTAGGAATTAAAGAAGCGTAATAATTTACGTTACTTTATACTTATATAAGGGGAGGCGACAACGGGAGACTGAAGTCGCCTCTTATAATTTAATTAAAGGAAAATAATGGCATTTAGAATTACACCAACAACAGAATTACAGGCAGTTAACACTTTACTAAGTATTATAGGTGAAGCTCCTGTCAGCAGTATTACAGGTAATACCGGCGTTGATGTTTCTATTGCATTACAGATTTTAGATGAAACTAATGTAGAAGTACAATCTCGTGGTTGGCATTTTAATACAGAAGCAGAAGTAAAATTAGCCTTAGACCAAAATAGCAAGATTCCAGTCGGTAGTAATGTAATACAAATTGATACTAGTAAAGATTACAGAACAGAATATGATATAACTTTTAGAAATGGTTTCTTATACGATTTAAAAAATAAAACAGATGTATTTACAGTTGTTCCACTTGTTGATCAAGTAACAGTAGAACACTTTGAACATATTCCAGAATACGCAAGAAAATTAATAGTAATAAAAGCAGGAAGAAAATTCCAAGCTAGAATGGTAGGTTCATCAGAACTTGCTGGATTTACACAAGTAGACGAACAAGAAGCAATTATTAATTGTGAACGTTCTGATGCAAACAATGGTGATTATAATGTTTTAAGCGGAAGTAATGATGTTTACAATATTATTAATCGAACAACAAGAAGAAGTTATTAATGCCCATAATATCACAAAGTATACCAAATCTAATCAATGGGGTCAGCCAACAAACTTCAACACAACGAAATGAAACTCAGGCTGAACTACAGGAAAACGCACAATCAAGATTGGTTGAAGGTTTATCTAAAAGACCATCATTAAATTATACAGCAACATTAGATTCATCAAATGTATATCCAACTAATGCTGCAATTCATGGTGTACAACGTGATGCTAATAATGCTTTTATAACAGCTTTTACAAATCAAAATGTTAAAGTATGGAATCTAGATGGTGTTAATAAAACAGTAAGTTTTCCAAATGGAAATGCTTATTTAACATCTACAAATCCAAAAGAAGATTTTAAATTTGTAACTGTTGCAGATTTTACTTTTGTAGTTAATAAATCAAAAATACCAGCAATGGCTGCAGCAACATCAGCAGCAAAAATTGAAAGAGCATTAGTATACGTAAAACAAAGTAACTATGGAAGAATTTATGCTGTAGCAGTTAGACATCCAAATATGTCATATGAAATAGAAGTACAATTTCAAATGCCATCTGGAAATGATTATAGTACTGATGCTGCATTTAGAGACACAATGAAAATTGCAGATATTCTATGTTTTGGCACAGGATCAACACATTGGAACGGGTCAGCAAATGATATTGGATTTAAAACTATTAGAACAGATACAGGTGCAACATTAAGTACAACACAAGGACTTAAAAATTATTCTGGAATTACAAGTTATTTTACAACTACAAGATACACATCAACATTAGATATAAAACCAACTGACGGAAATGTTAATTACACTGTTGGAACTTCTGATGGTTTTGGTGGTAACGCTATGTATTCTGTAAAAGATGAAGTACAAGATTTTGCAGATTTACCATTTTATGCACCAACAGACGCAATACTTAAAATTACTGGTGATGAAGGTGATATATTATCTGATTACTATGTTAATTTTAAAACTGAAGGTATTTGGAATGAAGTAGTTGGGCCTGGTGTTGTGTTAGGTTTTGATGCAACAACAATGCCACATGCACTAGTAAATAATAACAATGGTACATTTACATTCCAACAATTAACATGGAATTCAAGAATTTCAGGAGATGCAGATACAAATCCTAATCCAACTTTTATTGGAAAGACTATAAATAATCTTACATTTTATAAAAATAGATTAGGAATTTTATCAGAAGAAAATGTTGTGTTTAGTGAAAATGGAGAATTTTATAATTTCTTTAAAACAACAGGAACAGATTCATTAGATACAGATACTATAGATATCGCAGCATCGTCAACACAAGTATCAACATTAAAACACGCGATTGCATATAACGAACAATTATTATTATTTTCAGATACAAACCAATTTATATTAAAATCTGATGGTACATTAACACCAGAATCAGCGTCAATTGTATCAACAACAACATTCGAACATAATGCTGAAGTTGAACCAGTTGCTGTTGGTAGTTATATTTATTTTATTCAGAAAAAAGGAAATTTTAGTGCTGTTAGAGAATACTATGCAGACAACGATACATTAACAAATGATTCAATAGATATTACTGCAGGAATATCATCTTATATACCTTCTAATGTAACATCATTATTGGCTTGTCCAATGGAAGATACAATGTTTGCATTTCCGTATGATACAAAAGTTGGTGAATCAACATCACCTTACTCAGTAAACTCAAATGTAACTCCTACTAATTCAAAAGAAATTTATGTTTATAAATACTTTTGGGATCGTAATGAAAAAATACAAGCATCATGGTCTAAATGGATATTTGATGGTGTAGAGATTTTAGGTGGAATGATTATCGAAAGTAAATTATATATGGTTGCTAACGATAAACAGAATTGTAAATTATACACAATAGATATTCAAAACTTAAACGAAACAAATTTAACATTTAGTGTAGCATTAGATCATAAAGTTGCATTAACAGGTACTTACAACGCAGGTACAAATAAAACAACTTATACATCTCCTTATGGAGAACGAACAGGTTTATTTGGTGTAGATGCAGCAACTGGTGTTGATTTAACTGTAACTAATTCAGGAGCCACATATTACGCAGAAGGTAATTATCCTAACGCAATATTTGGAACTAAATATACAACAAAATATCAAATGTCGACTGTGTATGTAAAAGAGCCATCACCATCTGGTGGTAAGCTTTCAGTTACATCAGGACGTTTACAAGTAAGAAACATTGCTTTTGATTATGAAGACACAGGTTTCTTTCAAGTTAAAGTACAACCAGTCGATAGAACACTTAGAAGTTACACTATGAATGGTCAAATTATAAGTAATTCATCTTTTACTATTGGAAGCGCGCCAATTGTTTCAGGAACATTTAATGTACCTGTTCAAGCAGAAAATACACAACATACAGTAACAGTCGAAACAGATTCTTATTTACCGATGCATGTAGTTGCAGCAGAAATAGAAAGCTTTTATCATAGAAGGTCAAGAAGATAATGCCAGGATATGTAAGAAAAGCAAAACCTACAGATGCAATACATCTTAGCAAAATTATGAGACAAGAAGATATTGATGAAATAATGGTTTCGCATGGTGTTAAACCAATTGTCGGTTTGCTATCATCATTCGAATTAAAGAATTCAAAAGTTTATACAATGGTTGGCACTAATAACGAATGTATTGGTATGTTTGGTGTATCAGATTGTCCTTTTGTAAAAGGTTATGGTGTAGTTTGGATGTTATCAAGTGACGAATTATTAACTGATGCCAGACAATTCATAAAAGAATGTAGACAATGGGTAAGTAAATTAAATGAAGAATATAAAATTATTTATAATTGGGTACATCCAGAAAATTGGAAAACTTTAAAATGGTTACAATTTTGTGGGTTTGAACCAAAAGCAAAACGTAAATATGGAATTAACAACGAGGAGTTTTTATTAGTAATGAGGCAAAAAAATGTGTGATCCAGTATCAATGGCAGTAGCTAACTTTGGTTTGCAAGCTGCGTCAGCTAACGCAGAATACCAAGGACAGAAAAAAGCAGCGCAAGCACAAGCCGCAGCAAACGATCAAGCTGCAAAAGATGCAAACATTGCATATGGTGAAGACTTAACAAGATTAGAAGCAGAAAGAATTGTTGCAAACGAAAATAGTGCAAGAGAAAAGTTTAAAGCTAAAAGAGATAAATTAGATGCATTAGCAACAGCACAGGCAAACGCGGGTGAAGGTAAAGGTGATTTAATAGGTATGTTGAGAGATGTTGGTTTTGATGCAGATCTAGATACAAATATAATTGATGCAGGAATAGATGCATCTAATCAACAAGTAGCCTTTGGTCGTGATGATGCTTATGCTGCAATGAGACGAACTATAGCAGGATTACCTCCAGTTACACCACCTAGTAAATTAGGTTTAATGTTACAAATAGGTTCTGCTGGTGTTGGTTCTTATTCTAAATATAAGAAAGGAGATTACGGTAAAGTATAATGGCATATCAAAGTACATTTCCAGGTGTTAACAGAGTTTCAAAAGATCCAAGTGGATTATTACAACTAGCTACGATATTGCGTAGAGATGTAACTCCATCATTAAATGCTTACACAGATTATAAAGGTAAAGAAATAACAGAAAAAACAGATAGAGAAGCTGAAATAAAAGCAAGATCTACTGAAGCAAAATCATACGCAACAGCGGTTGAGAGTGGCGAATTAGATGGTACACAATCACCTTATTGGCAATCAGTATACGATAACGTTAAAGGTAAAAACCATGGTATTCAATTTAGTTTAACTAAACAAACTAAGATGAACGAATGGATTCAAACTAATATTGCAGAAAATCCAGAATGGGAAGATAAAGATGGAAGTCAGTTCTTTAGATGGAGTGCTAACTTTGATTCAGAATATTTTAATAAAAATTTAGGTAAGGAAAGTAATTTCTTTAAAAAAGGTTTAGATGGTATTGTTGCACAATCCAATGCTAATCTTGGTACTAGTTATGTTTCTTATATAAAAGAAAGGCAACACACACTTCTTAAAACAAATTTAGAAAATGTAATTATTGATTCTTTAGAAACTAGTATTGTTATCACTGATCAAAATAAAAACAAAGGCGAAATGATTGCGGCTGAATTTTATAGAACATTAGATACAGAAGGTTCTAATGCTAAATTATTAGCTGGATTAAAAGGCAATGAATTTAATCAAATAGCATTAGGAGCAGCACAATCACTTATAGAAAAATATGCAATTAAAGGTTCTCCAGATGCTGATTATAAAGCTGCGTTTGCAGTACTAGAAGCTGTTAAAAAATATAAAAGAAAAAATGGTTCTACATTATTTAATGCAGAAACAAGTAAAAAATGGGCTGAATTAGAACAAGAATTATATACTGAACAAGAGTCTCATGAAGGTATATTAGATCAAAATAGAAAAGAAGCATTACAATCTACATATATAAAAGAAACTAGTTCAAATCTTGCTTATAGATTTACTGGTGGTCCAATGGCTGTATCAACAGATCTTAGTAAAGAAAAAGCAAAAATTGCAAAAGATGCATTTGCTATTCTTATGGAAGGTTATTTTAAAAAGAATAATCCAGATATGTCAAACGAATCAGATGCATACCAAGCAAAACTATTTGCAGATAATGTATCAGACGAATTGTTTAAACATTACCAATACAAAGACGCAAGTCAATTAGTACCATTTAGTATTGAAAAATTTAATAATAGAGAAAACGAAAAGAATTTAACAAGTTTACCTTTACAATTTAAAGGAACAGCAGAATTAAAAGCTGCTGTAGAACAATGGGAAACTAACGGAACAGGAGAAATTGCTGATTTATTAACAGAGTACAATTTAGATGGTAAGTCAGGAGTCGAGATGATTATTAAACAACAATTTGCTTTAATTGAATCATTAGACGCTTCTAGCAAAGAAGAAAAAGAAGACAATCCTGATGATCCTAATATAGCGGAACGAATATTTAGTAACATCTACAATTATTTTAGGGACGACGAATAATGACAGACAAAATTGATTTTGATTCTATAATCAATGCAAACAAAACAAAGATAGATTTTGACTCGCTTACAAAGAAAAAAGAATTAATTGAAAATGCTGAAAAAGCAGATCAAGAAGTAGAAGAAGAAAGAGGTTTTGTAGATAATTTTATTGAAGGTTCTAAAGGTGTATTACAAGGTCCTATAAAAGGAATTGAAGGTACAGCAGAATTTATTAATATGACTATTAATCCATGGATAGGGCTCGGAGAAGCAACATGGAAATATACTGCAACAGGTAAATGGGATAAAGATTTATTACAAAAAGAATACTTTGCAGAAAAAATGGATATTGTTCCAAACTTTTTAGAAGTAGAAGAAGGTTCAGTTGCCGCATTTAATAGTGATGTAGTTGCATTCTTTTCTAATTATGGATTTATAAAAAAAGGAATACAACAAATACCTTTGTTAGCTAAAGATCCAACTAAACCATTTAGTTTAGGTAAAGAATTAGTTATTGGTGCTTTAACAGATGTAACAGCATTTGATCCAGAAGATGGAACTGCTGTAGATTTCTTAGTAACACGTTACCCATCATTACAAAATCCTGTGTTTCAATTTTTAACTACAGATGAAGATGATTCTGATGCTATGATTAAATTAAAACAAGCATTAGAAGGTGCTGGTATAACTGGTGGTATACATATTATTGCTAAAGGTTTAGGATTATTTAAACAATACAATCAAGGTGTTGTTGCTAGATATAAAGGCAAAAAATTAGAACAAGCACAAATTATTGAAGAAGCAAACAAAAAAGGTATTATTGTTGACGATGCGGCAGACGCAGCAGCTAAAATAAAAGAATCAGAATTTATTGGGCCAAAACAAGTAAAACCAAAACCAGTTCCAAAACAAAAAGAAGTTTTATTAGACGAAAAACAATTAGATGAATCTATTAAAAATACCAATGATATTGTAAATATAGATTTACCATTTAATGTTAAAAACTGGAAAAGTTCTCTTGATGTACAAGTAGTTATTGAAAAAGTTGTTAAGTCAATGAACAAGTCTTATAAAGATAAATGGGACAATGTATTAACTAACAAACAAGTTGACGAAGTATCTGACATGATGGATATGGAAGCAGATGTACTTGTTAAAGGTTTATCGAGTGTAGACAACGTAGCCGAACTTCCATTTAGAGTTATAGCAACTAAAAAAGCATTACAAGGTTTAGGAGCTGAAGCAAAACGATTATCAAAAATTGTTGCTAAAGGTGGCGCTGATGTTTCTTTAAAAACAGATCTTGCAAAAACACTTGCTATTATTGCTAAAACTACAGATGAATTAAAAGATGCAATTAAAGCAGCAGCAAGAACAACACAAGCAGGAAGAATTAAAACTGGTGCAGCTAAAATAGATATACAAGCAATCGCAGATATTACTAAAAACTTTGATGGTAATATAGAAGATTTTGCTAAACGTATTTCTAAAATTGAAGATTTTGCTGGTCTTAAGAAAACTATCGAAAGATCTTTTTTGACAAAATCTTGGGATGTAATTACAGAAGTTTATATTAATGCTTTGTTGTCAGGACCATTAACACAAGTAATTAACTTAAGTTCTACATTTATAGAAACATTTTTAAGACCATTAGAATTATTAATTGGTGGAACATTAACAGCTTATACTAAAAATGGTCGAAGATCTGTTAGATTAGCATTTTCAAGATACAGAGGATTAATGAGAGGAATAGATGACACATTAGTTTCAGTAGGAAGAGCATTCAAAGAAGAAGATCTATATGCTGATAAAATGGGTAGAATTATAGAAAACAAAGCTCCAAAAGCTTTTTCTTCTCAAAACTTTAATATTAAAAATAAATTTGGTGCGGCAACATTTGATTTAATAGGCAGTACACTTAGACTACCATCAAGACTACTTGTAACAACCGATGAATTATTTAAACAAATAAATTATAGAGCAAAATTACACGAAATGGCAGTTGATGGAGCTTTAAACAAAGGTTTAAAAGGCACTAACTTTGATTCTTATGTAAGAAAATTTGAGAAAAAAGGTTTTGATAAATTAGGTCGTTTTGTAAATGATGAAGCAAGAATGTATTCTCGAGAAGCTACATTTACACAAGAACTACAAGGTGGAGCTTGGTTAGATTTAGGTTCAAGATTTCAAGCATTATCAAAAGGTAATTATAATCCATTTAGATTAATGTTGCCTTTTGTTAGAACGCCAACAAACTTATTTAGACATCAGATGCAACGAATGCCTATAACAGGATTTTTACAAAAACGTAATTTTGATATGTTAAGAAAAGGCGGAGCTGGCAGATCAGAAGTTATTGGAAGACAAGTATTAGGTTCTATGATTATGTACAAAGCATTTGATCTTGCGATTAATGAAGAAATTACTGGAAGAGGACCAAAAAATCCAGCATTAAGAGAAGCTTGGTTATTAACTCATAAACCATATTCTAAAAAAATAATTAAAGATGATGGTACAGTAGATTGGGTTGCTTACAATAGAATGGATCCAAGATTTATGTTTGTAGGTATTGTAGCTGACTTAGTTCAATTTATGGATCAAGCAAATCCAGAACGAGATAAAAATATTATGGCTGGATTAATGGTTAGTTTAGTTTCTAATATGGCATCAAAAACATATTTACAAGGTGTTACAAGTTTAATGACTGCAATTGGAACTGAAAGTCCAACTAGATGGCAAAGATTTTTAAATGATACTGCAATAAGTTTTATACCTTTTTCAAGTTTTATGAGACAAACAAATAGTGATGCTTCAATGAGAGAAGTAAGAACATTAGCTGATTCATTAGATAATATAACTTGGGGTGATGCAGAAAAATTACCACCAAAAAGAAATATACTTGGTGAAATAATGCATAAACCAAAAGGTGTATTTGGTTTTCCAATTAAAGATTGGTTAATTCCTATTGTTGGAAAAACTAGTACAACTGAAAGTACTATACTAAAAGAAGAATTATCTAAACTAGCAGCAACTAGTAGTACAGATCCTGGTAAAGGTATAACTAAACAAGGTAAAAAATTAACAAATACTAATATTGATTTAACAGATCCTAAATATGAAATTGATGGTGTTACACCATTAGACAGTATGTTGGCTTTATTAGAAACATACACAATAAAAGATAGGAATGATCCAGATTATGGAAAAACTGTAAAACAAGCCTTAGAAGATATGGTTACTAAGTCTCCAGAATATAAAGCGGCAGAAGGACCAGCTCAATCAGGGTTCCTTAATGAAAAACGAGGAAAAATGATTCAAAGTGTATATAATAAATACAAAACTAATATCAAAAACTTTGTAATTCGTAATAATCCAACATTATTAGAAGACTTTAACAACGCATCATTAGAGAGGTCTGATGCTTGGAAACACAAAGATAGTCTAAACAGATCAAACAAAACTTTAGACCAATTACTTAACTTTTAACAGATACCTCTATAGGAAAAAACAATGGCAAATTCATTCGTAAGATACACTGGTAACGGAAGCACAACTGCGTTTTCAATACCTTTTACATACATAGACAGTGCACACTTATCTTGTACTGTTGCTGGTGTCAGCACAACATTTACTTTAAATTCAGCTGGTACCACGGCGACACTATCATCAGCGCCGGCAAGTGGAGTTGCAATTGAGTTTAGAAGAAAAACAAGTCAAACATCAAGACTTACAGACTACGTAGCTGGATCAGTACTAAAAGAATCAGATCTAGATACTGACTCGATTCAAGCATTTAATATGTCACAGGAAGCAATTGATGATTCTGGTGATGTTATTAAACTTGATAATGCAGATTTTCAATGGGACACACAAAATAAAAGACTTAAAAATGTGGCTGATCCTACAGCAAACACAGACGCAGCAACAAAGAATTATTTAGAAAATACTTGGTTATCTACAACCGACAAAGCAACATTAAATAATGTCAACAGTAACATAACAGCAATTAATACTGTTAATAGTAACATATCGGCGATTAATACCACAAATTCTAATGCTACAAACATCAATACCGTAGCGACAAACATCGGGTCAGTTAACACAGTTGCGACCGATATTACAAAAGTAATTGCAGTTGCTAATGATTTAGCAGAAGCAGTTTCAGAAGTAGAAACAGTTGCCGATGATTTAAACGAAACAACATCAGAAATTGACACAGTTGCGACTAATATTACTAATGTTAATAACGTAGGAAATAGTATTGCAAATGTTAATACTGTGGCGGGATCCATAAGCAACGTTAACACAGTTGCGGGAAATAATAGTAACATTACAAGTGTTGCAGGAAACAGTAGTAATATTAATTCTGCAGTTTCAAATGCAACTAATATTAATAGTGTTGCGGGTATAGCATCGGATGTAACTTCCGTTGCAGGAATTAGTGCCGCAGTAACTGCAGTAAACAATAATTCGACTAACATTAATGCTGTAAATTCAAATTCGGCTAATATTAATACAGTAGCCGGTAATAATACAAATATAAATACAGTTGCGGCAGCAAACACAAATATTGGAACTGTTGCGACAAACGTAGCTGGAGTAAACAGTTTTGCTGAAAGATATAGAATATTGTCTTCAGCTCCATCAAGTTCAAATGATGTGGGTGATCTTTATTTTGACACCACTGCTAATGAACTAAAAGTTTACAAATCAAGTGGTTGGGCAGCAGCCGGATCAACTGTTAATGGTACATCAAACAGATTTGAATATACTGCAACAGCAGGTCAAACAACATTTACAGGAGCAGATAGTAATTCTGCAACAATGTCTTACGACGCAGGATTTATTGACGTTTATTTAAACGGAGTTAAACTTGCAAATGCAGATTTTACTGCAACTTCAGGTACTAGCGTTGTATTAGGCACAGGTGCTTCAGTAAATGATATTTTAATGATTGTTGCTTATGGTACATTCCAATTAGCAAATATATCAATTAATGATTTAACAGATACACCTGCAAGTATTGGCACAGCAGGACAAGCTCTTGTAGTTAATGGTGCAGGTAACGCACTAACTTATTCAAACGCAAGTTCAGCAGAAGTTTATGGTTTTAATAAATATTACAATCCATCTACTTTAGTTAAAACAGTCACAGTACAATCAGTAAGTGGTTCAAATAAATATTTTATAGATGGTGTTCAACAAGATACTTTAGATTTATATGAAGGTAATACTTACATATTTAATTATCCTTCAGCACACCCATTAAAATTTTCAACAACTTCAAATGGAACACACGCAAGTGGTTCAGAATATACAACAGGTGTGACACACAACAGTTCAACACAAGTGACTATTGTTGTAGCGTCTAATTCACCTACACTTTATTATTATTGTTCATCTCATTCAGCAATGGGTGGAACAGCAAACACACCAACACCTGCAAATAATGCAGTTCAATATATTACGACCAATCAAGGTCAAGATAACATCACCGAAAGTCAATATGCCAACTTTGATGATGTTTTATTTAGTGCTTCAGGCTTTGTCTTTAGCATTAATTCAAATGGCAATTTAATATCAACAATATAAGGAAACAAATATGGCAACAATAAATCT